ACTATGGCAGAGAAGCAAACGGGGAAGACCGTATCCACAGACCAGGAGAAGCTGCAGCAGTGGCAGGAGCGGCTGAAAAAGAGCGACAATGAGTGGAGCCAGGAAGTAACCAAAATGGACAAGAGAGAGGCTCTGTACGGCGGCAGCAATGCGCTGGAGCAGATGACCAAGCGGGACAAAAGCGGTGAAACCACACCCCATGTGCGGAACATTATCTTTGAGCTGATTGAGGCCCAGGTGTCCAGCGGCATCCCGATGCCGAAGGTCTGCGCCATGGATCGGGAGTATGAAAAGCATGCCAACATAATCGAACACTGGATCCGCAGCGAGCTTGACCGGCAGCAGACGGAAGAGCGCAATGATATGGCAGAGCGGATCGTGCCGATCCAGGGGGGCGTGGTCTTCCATGTGGAGTGGGACAACAGCCGCAGAACCTGGAAGACCATTGGAGAGCAGAACACCACCCTGATCCACCCGAAGCAGCTGGCTCCGCAGCCGGGCGTATACACAAACTTCGAGGATATGGACTGGGTCATTTTGAAATACCCTACCACCAAGGGGTTTATCCTGCGCAAATACGGTGTGGATGTTGCGCAGGAGCAGGAAAGTGAGCCGGAGATCCGGGCACAAAACGGTGCCCAGAGCGACAGCGAGGACAATCTGACCCTGTACATCGGGTATGCGCGCAACCAGGATGGAGGCATTGACAAATATGCCTGGGTGAACGATACCCAGATTGAGGATATCACCAACTATCAGGCACGCAGAATGCCGGTATGCACCAAGTGCGGCCGTGTTCAGCCCAATCAGGGGCAGATTCTGAGCAACCTGGACAAGACCGGCGGACAGGTGGAGGATCCTGAACGGCAGATCCTGGAGCAGGCGGCAGGGCGGCAGATGGCCAACCAGCTGGCGGATCAGCTGATGAATCCGGGTATGCAGCAGGATGGGGAGGGCATTGGCCTGACCCTGACAGCGGGGGCAGAGCCGGAACTGCCAAGGTATGACGGCGGTGCCTGCCCATGGTGCGGGAACAGCGAGTGGACCAGCCAGGAGATGGAGTGGGAGGAGGTCATCGTACCCATTGAAACGCAGATGGGGAATGTGATCCCCGGATCCAGACTGGACATGGACGAGACAGGACAGGCGGTAGAGGTGCCTACCAGGATCCCATATTATCGGCCGGATGTATTTCCGCTGGTGCTGCAAAAAAGTGTGAGCCGGTTTGGCAGTCTACTGGGGAACAGTGATGTGGATGTGATCGAGACCCAGCAGAACACGATCAACCGGATGCACAAAAAAATCATTGACCGGCTGCTGAAAGCAGGCACCAGGATTACGCTGCCGAGCAAAGCGAGGCTGAAGCTGGACAGCGAGGACAACACGATATGGAATCTGGACAGTCCGGCAGACAAGAATATGATCGGCGTGTACAACTTCAGCGGCAACCTCCAGTATGAAATGGCCTATCTGAACCAGGTCTATGAGGAAGCACGGCAGGTGCTGGGTATCACAGACAGCTTCCAGGGCCGGAGAGATCCGACAGCAACCAGCGGCAAGGCAAAGGAATATGCCGCTGCCATGAGCGCCGGACGACTGGAAAGCAAACGGATCATGAAGAATGCAGCCTATGCAAAGCTGTTTGAGCTGATGTTCAAGTTCCAGCTGGCTTATGCCGATGAGCCCAGGGTGATCGCCTATAAGGACCAAAAGGGGGAAATGCAGTATGAGGAGTTCAACCGATATGACTTTCTGGTGCGGGATGCCCTGGGAGAGTGGCACTGGAACGACCGCTTTACCTTCAGCGTAGACACCAGCGCTCCGTTGGCTGCCAACCGGGAGGCAATGTGGCAGGAGACACGGGCCAACCTGCAGGGCGGGGCGTTTGGAGATCCGACGGATCTGCGCACGTTGACCCTGTTCTGGGGAAAGATGGAGCTGCTGCACTATCCTGGGGCAGGGCAGACCCGCAAGGAGCTGGAGCAGCGGCTGGAGGAACAGAATAATCAGATGCAGATCGTTCCGCAGGAAGGCGCAGAGCCGGGGCAGGAAGAGGTACTGCCTCAGGAGATGGCGGCACAGATGATGCAACAGGGGGCTGCACAGCCCGAGGGGCAGAGAATGCAGACAGCACAGCCCATGGTCAGGTAGACCATAGGTTATGCCATAAATACAGCAGGGGAAAGGAGGATGCACCATGGCACAGAAGGAACAGGGCAAGGGTTATATCGGTAAGATCGCAAACAGCGGCACCCAGAATATCCAGGCCCCGCATCAGCAGAAGCCCGGTCACAAGGGCAGTGTGAAGACCGGCAAGGATCTGCGGACGGGCAAGTGATCCGCAGAGCAAACACAACGGCGCAGGCATGGGCGGGAATCGGCTGATTCCTGCCCCGGAATCCCAATGGGAGCGGCCTGTATTTACGCAGGGACAGCGAAAACATCCACACATACGCAGGGATAGCGGAAACATCCGGGAGGAAAGGAAAATGGGAGAAACGACACAGGCAAAGATCTTTGAGGCTTTCGGTTTCCACGAGGAGGCGGAAAGGGCAGCACAGAACGAGGCGAAACAGTCTGACGAAGGCGGAAACACGCAGGAAGCCGCCGAACCTGCACAGGCAGAAGCCAAAACTGTGGCGGAAGCTTCGGAAGGAATCCGCAGTGAGGATCAGAAGGACGGCGCAGAAGGCGCACAGAGCGCTGCGGCATCCGGCGGGCAGGGGGGAGAAGCCCAGCCTCAGAGCGAGCAGGAACGCCGGGAGAACGCCGCCAGACGGCGCAGGCAGGAACAGCAGGCGGCGGTGGAACAGGCGGTGGCACAGGCCAGACAGGATATGCAGGCACAGCAGGAGGCGGCCTGGCAGCAGTTCTTTGAGACGGCCGGATTTGTCAACAGCGTCACCAATCAGCCGATCCGCACCAAGGAGGAATATGATGCCTGGCAGGCAGATTTTGCCCAGCAGCAGCTTCAGGAGCAGCTGAAAAATGGGGAGCTGACCCAGGAGGTCTTACAGCGGGTCATCAGCCAAAATCCCATTGTGCAGCAGGCGCAGCGGCTGGTAGAGGAAAATGCGCAGACCCAGCAGCAGGAGCAGGAACAGCAGGAACGGCAGCGGATCGCTGAGGAGATCGCGCAGATCGGGAAGCTGAACCCTGAAATCCAGAGCGTGGAGGACCTGGCGAGAATGCCCCAGGCGGAATTTGATGCCTTCAAGGGCTATGTTGACAAGGGATATACCTTCCTGGACAGCTACCGGCTGAGCCACTTTGACCAGCTGGCCAATGCCAGAGCGGAGGCGGCGAGAAATGCCGCAATGAACAATGCCAGAGGAAAGGATCATCTGACTGCCATCCAGAATACCGGCGGCGCAGGTGCGCTGAGCGTGCCTGCCAAGGAGATGGCCCTGTATCGCAAGCTGAATCCGAGGGCATCGGAGGCGGAGATCCAGAAGCATTGGAACAAGTACAAGAAGTAGGAGGAGAATGAACCATGAGTTTTATGCCGGATAAGCAGGAAAAGGGCCTGCAGGGCTGGGAATACATCCCTGCAGCGGCAGGCAGCTATGAAGTGGGCCAGGCCCTGACGGTCAGCGGCGGGAAGGTCGCGAAGATCGGTGCTGCGCTGAAGACCACGCCGAACTATGTCAGCGTGGCAAGAAAAGTCCTGGCAGATGGGGAAAACCTGCCGGTGATGCGGGTGAAACCTGATATTATTTGGCAGACGGAGCTGAGCGCAGAAACCGCCGGTGCAGTGGTGGGCGCAAAGCTGGAAGTCAGCGCAGGCGGTATGGCGGTGGACGGCACCGCTGCCGGTACCTTTGAGGTGGTCTATGCCCAGGGTACCGAAGCCGGGAGCAAGGTGACCGGCAGATTTGTGTAAGGAGGGGAGCAATCAACTATGGCTAACATTATTTTTTCGGAGGCAAGCGGCGTAAACGGATCTGTTTTCGGTGAGGCCCAGGCCCCGATCCGCATGATGATCGAAACCTACGGCGAGCAGTGGGAGAAGATGAGCCTGCTGGACAAGATGTTCAAGATGGGCACATCGGAAAATGCAGCAGATCTGATGACGGAAATGACCGCAATGGGCGGCTTTGATCCTGTGGGTGAGAACGGCGATTATCCCACGGACGGCACGCAGGTGGGTGAGGAGAAGATCATCCGCTATGAAACCTGGAAGAATTCCTTTGCCGTGTCCCAGGAGATGATGGAGGATAACAAGCTCATCGAGCTGGGGGATAAGCCCAAGCAGCTGGTGGCCAGCTGGTACCGAACCCGGGAAGAATTCGGTGCGGCTCTGTACGGCGGCGGTATTTCCGGCAGCAACACGGTGAAGTTCCGGGGGAAAAGCTGGGATATCACCGGTGCAGACGGCAAGAACATCTTCCACACCGGTCACAAGGCACTGCTGTCCGGCAAGGTGCAGAGCAACAAGTTCAGCAATGCCTTCAGCGTGGATGCCCTGGATCGGGCAGAGGCGGCCATGCAGCAGATGGAAGGCCACAATGGGGAAATCCTGGGCATCCAGCCGGATACCATTATGATCGCAAACGATCCTGTGCTGAAGCGGGCGGTGTTCGCTGCCATTGGTGCAGACAAGGATCCCGATACGGAGAAGAATGGTTTCAACTGGCAG